GCTTGCCCTTGTCGATGCAGTCGAGGTGGACGACGGCGACGTCGTCTGGACTAAAACCTATGGGCATGGCGATTCCTTGGGTGTGAGGTGTGAGGGTGAACGTCCGGGGGAGGGACGGGTTACGAGAACGCGATCGTGAACGGAGTCGTGGAGTTGAACTGCAGGCCGATCTCGTCGGTCATGATGTCGTTGCGGTTGCCGCGCGGCGTCTTGACCGTCTGCGCCTTGCTCGACGCGATCGTCACGATGTTGTTCGCCGACGAGCCGATCACGAGGCTGAACGCCTCTTCCGTCCGCGCCATCAGCACCGAACGCCAATCGCGCGTCGCCACCGCGACCGCCTCCGGGTCCATCGAACCGGTGGATTTGCGGTTGGGGATGTAAGCGGCCTTGTAACCCGACTTGTCGACGTTGGTTGCGTCCTCACGCAGGCCGACGACGTTGCCGGCGGCGACCGTGATCTTGGAGAGCGTCGGGCTGAAGCCGCCCAGGGTGCACGTCCCACCGGCAAAGATCGGCGCCAGCACCGTCGGGAACGTCGGGGTGAGGATGACGGCGTCGGTGACGGCCGAGTCGGTGTACTTGCCCGTGAAATCGAACTTCACCCGCCCCGGCTGGCCGTTGACGGCGGTGATCGTGAAGTCGCCGCGGCAACCGGTCATCTGGCGGCGCAGGCCGTCCTCGTACGCGACGATCGTCAGCGTCGTCAGCCCGTTGACCGGGGAGAAGGTTCCGGCGGTGTTCTCCCAGTCACAGGCAGGAAGGAAGATGCTCGCCCACGGGGGCACGCCGGCCGTGCCGGCGCCGGTCAGCTCCACCTCGAACGAGCACTTGCCGCTCTGGGCACCGGGCGCGGAGGCGAGCTGCCCCTTGCCGGCCATGGCGGGCCGGTCGTTGGTCGGCTCGTCGGGCGTCATGCTGAAGTTGAAGACGATCAGGGAAGCGTCGGTCCCGGTGACGGCGATCGCGACGCCGGTGGTCGTCTCCACCTTCGCGGCGATGCACATGATCGGTGTAAGTTTCGGTGCGTCAGTGGCCATGGGAGAGGCTCCAAAGAGAAGGTTTACGTTCGTTGATAGGGATTGGCGTAGCGGGTGCGGAATCGCACCTTTGCCCACACGATCACGCTCGGGGGCGACCCCGCCAGTTCGATCTCATCCTTGTCGGGAAACTCCGTGTTCACGGCCTGCCCGCCGCGGTGGACGTCGGCCTCGATCGCCCGGTGAATGTCGGCCGCGACCGAGTAGAGCCGCCCGCGCAGGACGGCCGGGTCGGAACTCTCTGACTCGATGACGTAGCCGACGATCCCGATCGGGAGCAGGTATTCCTTGAACCCGAGGGGCGGGTTGGGCTGCGGCTCGGGCGAGCCGGCGCCCACGACGACCAGGCCGTCCCGCAGGGGCGCGTTGCCCCCCTGCTTCTGCTCTTCGACGATCAGGTCGTTGAGGTAACCGGCGGCCGTGCTGATCGTCGAGAGGGTCGCGACGACGTCCTGCAGGATCAGCTCGTCAATTGGGAATGCGACGGCGGGTGTGCTCATTCGGGAGGTTGGCTGAGTTTTTCAAGTTGCCAGGCGATCTTCGAGTCGAGGCGCTTGCGGAAGTAATCCCCCAGGTCCGCCAAGGCCGTCTCGGCGAGGTCGGGCGTCTTTTCGAACGCGGACAACACCGAAGGCCCGAACGTTTCCTTGATCGGCTGTCGAAGCGTGCCGGATCCGGGCGCCCGCAACACGCGTCGCGCGGTGCGGCGGTTTCGCAGTCGCACGCCCTCGACACGCTGTTTCGGCCCGACGATCTTCGGGGCGTACCTGCCTTGGGTGGGGACGCGCTTGGGCACGGAGATTTCACGCTCGAAATAGCCGACGTGCCCGCTCTGCATCGTGGCGCGGAACATGTGCTTGAAGTTCTCGGCCCCGGCGCCCTTGATCAGCGTGGCGGTAACCCCCGACCGCTTGCGGAAGGTGGACTTGAAGTCGAACAGGGCCAGCGCCTGGTAGTCGATCCGGATGATGCCGCTCAGGTTCTCCGCGCTGGCCAGTTGCTTGACCTTGATGTGGTCCCGGATGTCACCGACCCGGCGGACGTTCAGCACGTCCTTCAGTTGCCCGACGAGGCTGGTCACCCCGTGCCTGAGCGTGTCGTTGATGGCGGATCGGACGATCGCCGTCGCGTTCTTCTCGGCGCCGCCCAGTGCGTCGACAACCCCGCGGATCTCCTCTTCGGAGACGTTGAGCTGCAGGAGGCCGCCTCCTAGGTTCGAAAAGCCCATGTGGATTAGGCCGCGTCTTCCTTGAGCGTGAGGAACACGAAAAGTCCCGTCGGCAGGGTGCCCCCGCCGGCCGTCGCCGTGATCACCAGTTGGTAAAGATCGCCGGCCACCCCGCCCGCCGTGGCGATGCCCGCCAGTTCCGCGACGCGCGCCGTGTTGGCGGTGTCGAGGGTGACGACCGCCGAAAGCACGCTCGCGAACGCCCCGCCGGCGGTAGACCGCTGCAGGTCGACGGTGACGGTTGCCGCGCCGACGGCGATCGCGATCGACCCGACGGCCAACTCCAAGAGCGTCGCCGTCGCGCCGTAGACGCGCCAGATGGGGATGGTCACCGACGTCGCGGCCGTGTTCGGCTGGGTGTAGGAGGGCCGCCACTGGTGCTCTAGCTTTGACTGCTTGATCCCGGCACTGGACGCGACCTTAGCGTCGGTGACGCCGCCGTCGGGAAAGGTCGGCATCTTGATGAAACGGACGTCTTCGGAAAACGTCCACGGCTCTTGAATGACTGGCATGGGTATTCTCGAAAGGGTTGAGCGTTAAAGGGGATCGGAACGATCAGGCTTTGACGGCGGGCGGGTTGGGCTTGGGGACTGGCGACAAGTGCTTTCGAAGCCCGTCGAGCACCTGCGTTTCGCACTTCCGGCAGTCCGCCGGCCGGTCCGGAGTGTCGGCACCATGAACCACCACGAATTCCGTTCCGCCCAAAGACGCGCCCAGCACCATCGCGGCGGCGGTCGGGTAGAGCGACCAGCCGAGCGAGGCGGGGTATCGTTCCCACAACGGCTCGTAACGTTTGCGCCGCTCAGCGGGGATCGATTCGAAGCGTTCGGCGTCGGGGCCGTCCAAAATTCCAGTTTCCGTGTCGAGGCTGGTCAGCAGGCCGGGGGATCCGGCGGGCTTGGTGGCTTCGAATACGTCCGGCGACGTCACGACCCACCAGTCGCCGGCGTGCGACGCGGCGGCCTGATCGATCGCGATCACCAGGTCAAACCCCTCGCGAGAGGTAAAGGCTTCCGGCTTCACGCCGGGTTGAAGGATGGCGACTTTCATAGGGCTTCTCTACTTGAGGTCGAGGGTGATCATCCCGGCGTCGGAGTAGCTCCCGGAAGATTGATCTGGGAGGTACACGCCGAATTCCTGCGCCTCGCCGCCGATGCGCAAGGCGAGCGTGGCCTTGTCGTTGCCGTAGGCGTCGAGCTGGGCCGAACTGATGCCGGCGGTCGCGTCGTTGACGACCTGAATGGTCATCTTCGGCGTCACCACCTGCCCCGCCGCGTTGACCCGCATCGGCGGGCTTCGATCGACGATAGCGTCGATCGTCCGGGGGATGCCGCTTCGTGGGGTGAAGACGATCCGCTCCCCGAATCCGCTGGCGAATTCGGGGGCAGTGTCAATCAGCAGTTGGTCGAAATCGCTGAGCATGGAGTATGATCCGCGCGTTCCGATGTAGCTCAGTTGGCTAGAGCACCTGGCCGGGCGAAGAGCCGGGGGCGGAGCACGGTGAGTCCAAAGGGTTGTGACACGGCCAGCCACACCGCCGCCCCTCGTCAGGAGGACGCGGGTTCGAGTCCCGCCATCGGAGTTACTTCGCCGCCGGCGCGGCCGCGGGGGCCGGGGCCTGAGCAGCGGGGGCGGGCGGCGCGCCCTTCGACTTCGCCGCCGGCGCGGCCGCGGGGGCCGCCTTCTCTTCGACGGCCTTCACGGCGCCGTTGCCAACCCAGAATTCCGGGTCGAGCCCAGCCTTCTTGATCTGCTCGTCGGTGACGACTTCGCCTTGTTTGAACGGCCCGGCCTGCGTGAACGCAACTTCGTACTTTGGCATGATCAGATGTCCTGTTTCAGAGGGTTTTCAGAAAGCCCGCGCCGCCGCGTGGGCGGCGCGGGCATCAGTTCAAAAGCGTCAGGGGGGGGGGAGACGCCGATTAGCACGACATGACGATGATCGCGGACGGGAAGTAGATCGCCGGGCCACCGTTGTGGCCGCGGTGGATCTGGATGTCCGCTGGGATCTCCTGCCGCGACGGGTTGTTGCCCGTGCGGTCGATGACCTTCTCGTAGCTGCCCGGTGCCATGCCCGGGTTGTTGGCGTTGCGGGTCAGGCGGTACTCGCCGACGCGCGAACCGTCGGCGCGGGCGCCGACGATGACGACCTTGTCGTCGGCGATGAACCGCGTGAACGTGCCGTTGCTGGCGATGTACCCTTCGTCGTAGACCACGATCTGCGGCAGGTCGTTCGCCGCCAGCACGGCGTTGATCTTCTGCAGGTCCAACATGTTCGCGCCGTTCTCGATCCGCTTGCCGCCGACGTCGTTCGCGTTAGTGTTGTTCAGCATGTTGTTAGCGGTTACGCGGTTCATGTACGCCTTCGCCTGCGCGCCGAACGTCACGCCCTTGCCGGCTCCGAGCAGGGACGCGGCGCGGAAGTCGACGATCGGCGTTCCCGTCGCGACCACCGACCAGTCCGACCCGCTGTAGGTCTGAATCGTGAACGTCGCCACGAACGAAAGGATGGCGTTCGCCTGGCTGATCGTGATCGTCCCGGTCGTGAGCAGCGTCCAGATGATCTGCTCGATGCGGTCTAGCTCGCGGACGATGAGCTGATCCTGGCCGTCCATCACGAGGTCCGTGACGTCGATCGGGATGCCGGCGAGCTGCTCGGCGGTCAGCGGGCCGGCGCGCTTGGTCAGTTCGGCCTCATCGATCTTGACGTACTCGCCGAAGACGCCGGGCTCGTAGATGTATCGCTTGGCGCCGACGCGCTTCACCAGCGAGGGCGAACCGTCCAGTCCGCGGAGCTCCTGCAGCCCGGCGTAGTTGTCCTTCTGCTCCCACTCCACGAAGTGGGCGTTGACGGGACGGAGGGGCATGATCTCAAAGCCCACGCGGTTCTGCGTGATGCGCGCGACCTTGTCCGGGCCGATCATCATCAGTTCGCGGTTCTGGGGGTAAACAAAGCTCATGGGTTGTCCTTAAAATGGGAGAACGGATCAGGTCACAAAAACCGATCGGGTCGAGTTCCTTATCTTGTTGGTGAATTTCAGTTGCCGACGATGGGAGAGAGGGTGGGATTGGATTACGGGATGCGGATGTAGCCGTTCGCGAGCGTGCGCCCGCCGAGGTCGGCCAGCGCCCCGGCGTCGTAGCCGGTGAGGTCCGACGTGTTGAACGTGCCAGCCACAAACATGTGCGTGGAGTTCACCGGCGGGTTCAAACTCGTCGCCGTGGTGACATTGCCCAGGAACATGTTGCCGCTGCCGTCGGTGGCGATATCCGTCCCGAGGATCCCGACCGCCGTTTCGAGTCCGGTGGCCGCGGCGTGGCTGACGTAGTAGCTCGTCGCGCCCGTGGGGAGGGTCGGCCCGACCACGATCAGTGGCTGGCGGATGCCCGCGTACCCCGTTCCGCTGAAGGTGAACGTCATGCTGGAGATCGACGTACCCGCGACGACGACGGCGTTCGCGCCCAGCACGGCGTTGACGGCCGTCTGGACGGTCGCGGCGTTGGCGTTGTAAGCGATCGCGTCCGTCGTCTGCAGGACGCCGGAGCTGTCCACCGCCTGAATGCGGAAGCTGCCCGCCGACAAGGTGCCCGCGACGGTGACCGTCTGGACGTCGTTGCCTTCCGCGTAGGCGTAGAGCTTGCCGTCGCTGGTCTTGACCGCGAGCAGCGTGCCGGACGCCAGGGTCAGGCTGTTGCCGAACTTGCTCACCGCGACCTTGCGGGCGTCGCCCGGGAAGAGCTGCGGCTCGAGCTGGTTAATCGTGATAGTTTCGAGTGCGCCCATGAGAGGGTTTCCTTATGTAGAAATTTCCGTGAGTTCCGAAGAGTCGAGAACGTACCGCGAGCCGCACGCGGCGGCGCGCGGGCTTACTTCTTGCTGAGCACCGACTGACCGAGCGGCGTCGCCTCCATGAGCTGCTTGCGGCGAGCCTCGCTCATCTCGCCGGTGGGGGTCGTAGAGGCGTCGGCGGGGATCGGCGGGGTGCCGCTGGCCGCCGCAGCGAGCTTCGTCTTGAGCTCCGCGTTCTCGGCCTTGACCGAAGTCACCTGATCGCCCATCGCCTTGACGGCGGCGGCGTTGGCGTCAGCGAGGGTGGCGCCGGCCTCCAGTTGCGCGAGGACGAAATCGCCCTGGCCCGGGAAAGCGGCCTTGAGCTCCTGCACGGTGGCGGCCTTAGGCTTGAGCTCCGCCTTGGCCTTGTCGTACCCCTGCTGAATAAGCGCTTGGACTTCCGCGGCGTTGGGGTTGCTGGCCGCGTGCGCGCTGAACTGCTCCGAAGTGATGGGCATGGTGCCTATCTCCTTAGAAATGGCCGCGAGCGCGTCGTCCAACGAGGACACGGCATCGATCAGGCCGAGTTGTTTTGCTTGTTCCCCCACGTGAACCCGGCCGTCCGCGATGGCCTTCAGGTCCGCGATCTTCCCCGCCCGCCCCGCCGCAACCGCGGCGAGGAAGGGGGCGTTCAATTCGTCGATTTCCCGCTGCACGTCGGCGACGAGCTTGTCGCTGACCGTGCCGTCAGCCCCGAGGCCCTTATATTCTCCGCTGCTGACCACGCGCAGCTTGATTCCCCACTGTTGCTGATAGCCAGTGTCGTCCTCGAGAATCGTATACGTCCCGATCGAACCCACCATGGCCGTCACGTTCGCCGTGATCGTCTGGCACTGGCTGGCCACCCAGTAGGCGGCGCTGGCGCCAAGGTCGGCAATGTAGGCGTATACCGGCTTGGCCTCCCGTGCCTGACGCACGTCCGCCGCCAGATCCGCCGTTCCCGCCACCGTCCCGCCGGGCGAACAGATGTGCAGGAGGATCCCCTTGACCATCCAATCCGCCGACGCCGCCCGAACGGCCTTCCTCGCCGCAACGGTGGAGCATCCGCCGAACGAGCTCCCGCGCTTGGTCATCTGCCCGTCGATGCAGATGACCGCGATGCCGTCCTGAATCGTGTAGCCGGGGTCGTTGTCGCCGCTCTCGTCGTCATCGCCCCAGTCGGCCGACGGCTCCGGTTTCACCAGGCCGCCCCGGATCGCGTTGAGGGCCTCGCGAAAGAACTTCGGTTCGATCGCCCACGCGCCGAAGTGCTGTGCGGCACACTTCGCGCCAGCGTCGACGGGGACAGGGATCGACATGGTAAGGGTTTCGGGCATGGTTTATTCCTGCTGCTGCGGGTTGTTGGGATCGGACGGCGCCGACTGCGGCGGAGTTGCCGGATCGGCGTTTCGCGTTGCGCCGCCGCTCCCCTGCGCGTCGGGAGGCAGATCGTTCTCGACGTCGCCGCCGACGATGTCCCCCTGCGGGTCACTGATCACGGCACCACTAACCAGTTGCCCGGCGGGCGCGACCACCGGGATATAGGGCGCTTCGTAGCCCTTCTCGGGCTTGATGCCGGTCTGCACGATCAGGTCTTCGATGTCGCTTCCGTTGTAGATCGCCTCGCGCGCCGCCGGCACCGCCAGCAACGACTTGAGGACGTCGCGCTTAAAGGCGACATCCCCGGCGTCGTCGTGCAGGCCGATCGGAATCTTGTCCACCAGCGCCGCGGCGTCAGATTTGTCGAACCCGAGCTTTTGCAACAGCGACTTCGCGGATTCCGGCGGAAGGGTCTGCTCGCGCACCTTCACCAGCAGGTCGACCGCGGCCGTGATCTGCGGCCCGTTCAGTTGGTCGGCGGCATTGGCCTGGCCGTTCCCGCCGCCGCCCGTTACCGTAATCTGGCCGTCCGGCCCGACCTGCAATCCAGGTGGCTGATCGGCTTGCGCCGGGAGACCGTGTTCGGCGAGAATCTGCGCGTCGCGCTTGTTCTGCTCGCAGATTTCCTCGAAGTCGTAGCCGTCCTCCATGGCGAAGTTGCTGCGCGAGTCGATCCCCAGCGCCAGCGCCTTCTCCCGGGCCTGCACGTCCTTCAGTGGCTCGGGGCTCGGGCGCGCGGGCGGAATCCATTCGTGCACCCAGACGTCCGTCACTCCGGCCGGCGGCTTGATCTCCCCCGCCTCGATCTCCAGGCTGATCCACCACTGGTACACCCGCGCCACCACCAGCGACGCCAAATCCTCCTGCTCGATGCCCGCCGTGACCCGGGCCTGATTCTGCGCCATCTTTCCAGACGAATAGGTCGTCTGGCTGAAGTTGAGGAGTACCTGTTCGAGCGTCAGGCCGAATTTCGTACCCAGTATCCGACAGAAGGCGTCCAGCGCCGCTGGGAATTGTTGTTGGGGCTGCGTCGGATTGAAGGCGATAAGATCCTCGTCCGTGCCGATCACGTTGATCATGCCCGGCTGGATGGGCTGCCACCGCTGGCTTTGCACCTGGCCGGCGTCGGTGTTGGGCACCGTCACCTGCCGCATCCCCGCCATGACCGCCGCGGGGTTCTTTCGCTTCTGGATCATGGCCTGGCTCGCGCCCACGCGCGCCGCCGTGATTACCGCTTCCAGCAGCCCGAGGATCTGGTCGAAGAGGCTGAAGCCTCCGCGGAAGGCCGTTTCGCCCCGGACGTTGCTGTACCGGGTCGAGCGCTTGATGAAGATGAAGTCGCGCGCGTCAACGCGCTTGTGGCGAACCACCCGCGTGGGGTCGGTGTACCGGATGTGGTACGCGACCGGCCGCCCGGTGGACGGGTCCAACTCGATCCCGTCGCTCATCTGGTTGCCGTTCGGCAGGAGTCCCATCGGCGAACCCGGCGGCGACTCGATCCGGTGGCGCTCGATGACCTGCAGCTTGGGCCGACGCTTGAAGTTCGCGTCGAGCGTGTACGTCAGCAGGAGTCCGGCGTCTCCGTCACGGATCTTCCCGCGCTGCAGCAGCCGGAGGATGTTGCCGAAATTGTTCTCGCCGCGCACGTCGCAGGCGATGGTGCCGGCCCATTTCTTCCACCGGACTTTGATCGCCTTGTTGAGCTGCTTGTCGAGCGTTCGCGGCTCAACCCGGATCGTCGCGCCGACAACGTTCTCGACCGAACGGTCCAGCACCCCGCAGGCCAGCAGGTTCTCCTGCTCCAGCCGGTTCGCCCGATCCGCCAGCGACGCCAGGGATTCGCAGTCCTGGTAGAGCACCTCACCCTGATAGAGGTCGCCCCGGCTCCACGGCGTGTCGATGCGGCTGCCGTAGTAGTTGCCGATCGACCCGTTGAACGTGGAACCGTACTGCCGTGACATCGTCTCCCGGGCGATCCGGTAGTATTCCGTCTCGGCGTTGGCACGGGCGATCGCGGCGTCGGCGCGGGCGCGGCGCACGTCCTGAAGCGCGGAATCGTCGGTTCCCGCCGTCGGCATGGTTGTGGAGTCGCTCAAAGGGGTATTCGCTTAACTGGGGTTCGGTCGTTGGAAGTTTGCGTAGACGACGCCCGGAGCCTGGCCGGCGTTGGCCTCGAGCAGGATCTGCTCGCGGGCCTCCCACTCCTCAATTTCCTTGCGCATGTCCTTCATCTGCACGAACATCATCTGGCGGTCGCGCGCGCTGAAGGACTGGGCCAGCTTCGTCGTCAGCGACAGATAGCTCGCCTTTAGGTTCGTCAGCACCGTTTGGACTTCGGTCAGCGTGTAGGCCATGTTAGAAGGTGCCCTTGTATGAATTCACGAAGCCGGCCGGCGACATATCCGAGATGGGCGTTCGCGCCGCGGGTGGCGGCGAGATCATCGGCGCCGCCGCGCCCACCTCGAACATCTCAGCCGCCGCGCGCTGCAGGACTTCGCAGTCCCACGCCTCGTTCCGCGCCGTCCCGTTGGGGAGCCAGGCCCACCTCCCCTTGACGCTCACCAGCGATTCGCTGGCCATCTCCAGGCAGTATTGTTCGCTCGTTTCCCGGTGGGGCATCCATTTCGTTTGGTCCGCGTCGTGCATCAGGGCGTAAAGCACGCCCTTGAAGTGGTTCGTATCCACCATCCAGAGCACGATTCCGGGCTTCGGCGTCGTCTCATAGAACAGCTTCACGCCCGACTTGCTCATGCCCTTGGTGGCGCGGATGCGGGCGGGGTCGCGCTGCGAGAATTCATAGACCTCGTTCGTCCGGTTGCCGCCCGAGTCGATCAGCATGACGGACGGCGACACGATGCCGGCGCCGCCCTCGATGCTGAACCGGCTTTCGAGTCCGATCCGATAGACCTCGTCCCACGCCCACCGCTTCCGCTCTTCCGCCTTCACCGGCGCGTTGCTTTCGTGAACCTCCCCCTCCGCAATCAACTGGCTCTTCAGTCCGCCGCCCCAAGCGCGGATCGTGTACTTAAACCAATCATCCTGCGTGTCGACGGTCGCGAAGAGGTGTGACGCCCATGCTGGCACGATCAACGGTTCGGGGGCGAACGCCTTCTTGTCCCGCACGACACTCGGCCGCACGCTCTTGATCACCTGCCGCACCGGCAGGGCCAGCCGCGTCGTCCGGAACGTCGCCGTCTTCTCGGCGTCCCCTTCCGCCTCGATGAACTCGGCGGCCAGGAGGCTCATGGGCGTCCACGGGCTGTGAATGCCCCACACGTAGAAGCCGACACGCTCCGACGCCGGCCGATCGCCCACAACGACGCCGTCCTCCGTCACCTTCTGCAGCGGCTTCCACTGCTCGCCGTCCATGAAGCCCGAGACATATCGCCCAGCACGCACACACCCCATCCGCTCGCGCTCCTCGGTCACCTTGTGGCAGTTGGGGCACTCGTAATGCGCCTGGCCGTTCCGCTTGACGTAGTCCGCCCGTTCGTACTTGTCGTTGCCGGGTGCGTCCTTGAATCCCTTCACCTGCGACCAGAGCCATTCGTGATACATCCCGCACCGCGCGCACGGCATGAAGAAACGGCGCTTGTCGGGGCACGATTCGTATCCCTTGGTCACCGCCCCGTCCGTCGTCGTCGGCTTGCTGCCGAAGATCGCCCGGCCGCGGTGGGCCCAGGTCGTGATTCGGATCAGCAGGCGGCTCAGCGCCGACGGCTGCCCGGCCTGATCCTTGTACAGGTTGATCTCGTCGCCGATCGCGTACCGGAACTTCCGCTTTTCGAGCTTCGAAGAGCTGCCCGAGTACAGGCCCAGGATCGGCATCGTGGACAGGTGGAGCTCGTGCTTCGTGTTATCCCACGCCCGCTCGCTCATCAGCCTGCGGGTCTCGGGCGTCGCCTTCAGGAGCGGCTTGAGCTCTTCGTCAAAGAGCTCATCGATCGAGTCTTCGTCCGGCATAAGCACGCCGGCGGC